ATTGACAGGGATTTTAATGTGCTGGTGGGTCATGGAAGACTGGAAGCTGCAAAGGAAGAAGAATATACGAAGGTGCCCTGTGTGTTTGCGGATAATCTGACGGAGGCACAGAAGAAAGCATATATTCTGGCAGACAACCGTATGGCAATGGATGCCGGATGGGATGAGGAACTTCTGAAAATTGAGATGGAAGAACTGCAGGCGGCTGATTTTGATATGGGGCTGACGGGCTTCAGGGAAGATGAGATTGCGGATCTGTTTGCAGTGAAAGAAGATCCGGATGATACCGGAAGCAACAAAGAGTTTGATGAGGGGGAATTTGGGGATGAAGAGTTCAAACATGAATGTCCAAGATGCGGGTTCAAATTCAACTGACCACAGATTCCCGTGGAAATGGAGACTGGCTGATCTTGGGGATGTACCGAAGAACGGGAGAACGGTGTTCAGCTGCTTCTCTTGTGGGGGCGGATCCTCTATGGGATATAAGCTGGCAGGATATAAGGTTCTGGGCAACTGTGAGATTGATGAAGCCATGATGAAACTTTACCGGGGAAACCATCATCCCCAGTATTCGTATCTGATGGATATCAGGGATTTTAATGAGCGGAAGGATTATCCGGAGGAGCTGAAAAATATTGATATCCTGGACGGATCGCCGCCATGCTCTGTATTCAGTGTTGCCGGTGACAGGGAGAAAGCATGGGGAAAAGAAAAGGTATTCCGTGAAGGACAGAAGAAACAGAGACTGGATGATCTGTTCCTGCATTTCATCCGGACTGCTGAAATTCTGAGACCAAAAGTTGTGATTGCAGAAAATGTGGCAGGGCTTTTGAAAGGCAATGCCAGGGGATATGTGAATGAGCTGCTGAAAGCATTTAAGGAAGCTGGTTATGTGACACAGATTTTTCTGCTGGATGCCCGGACAATGGGAGTGCCGCAGAAAAGAAACCGTGTCTTTTTTATTGCACACAGGAATGACCTGGATTTGCCGAAACTGAAACTGGAGTTTCATGAAAAGCCGATCCGGTTTGGAGAAGTCCGTAGTGAACACGGGATTCCGTTTCAGAAGGCACTGATGGCAGAACTGATCGGCAAAAGAAAAAAGGGAGATACCTGCTTTGCGGATATTTCCCTGAGGGAGCGTGGAAAACTGTCCATGTTCAACAATGCGATTGTGGATGACAGCAGGGTGGCGCCAACCAATGTTGCGAATGCCACACTGGCAAGATTCTGTGACGGGAAGAAGTATTCCGATGCGGATTATGTTGCCACGCAGACATTTCCACAGGATTATGACTTTATGGACCAGTCTGCCGCGTATGTCTGTGGGATGAGTGTGCCGCCGGTGATGATGGCACAGATTTCCGGTGCAGTTTATGAGCAGTGGCTGAAATGGCTGTAAGGGGCTGGTTCTATGGCAATGAGAAAACTGAAAAAGTATAAACCGACGAAGTTCCGGGCAAGGGGAAGCAAATATAACAAGGACGCTGCTGATTTTGCTGTGGCGTTTATTGAGAGCCTTTGCCATACGAAAGGAACCTGGGCGGGGAAGAAGTTTGAGCTGATCGACTGGCAGGAACAGATTATCAGGGATCTGTTCGGGACTTTGAAACCGAACGGGTACCGGCAGTTCAATACGGCGTACATTGAGATTCCGAAGAAACAGGGAAAGTCAGAGCTTGCGGCAGCGGTTGCACTTCTGCTGACCTGCGGGGATGGGGAAGAACGTGCAGAAGTTTATGGATGTGCGGCAGACCGGCAGCAGGCCTCCATTGTTTTTGAGGTGGCTGCCGATATGGTCAGGATGTGTCCGGCTCTGAACAAGCGTGTGAAGATCCTGGCATCCCAGAAGAGGATCATTTACCTGCCGACCAATTCCTTTTATCAGGTTTTGTCGGCAGAGGCGTACAGCAAGCATGGATTCAACATTCATGGAGTTGTGTTTGATGAACTGCATACCCAGCCGAACCGGAAACTTTTTGATGTTATGACAAAGGGATCCGGTGATGCCAGAATGCAGCCTTTGTATTTCCTGATTACGACTGCCGGGACAGATACCAATTCCATCTGCTATGAGACGCACCAGAAGGCAAAGGACATTCTGGAGGGAAGGAAGATTGATCCGACTTTTTATCCGGTGATTTATGGTGCGGATGAGACAGATGACTGGACGGATCCGAAGGTCTGGAAGAAGGCGAACCCAAGCCTTGGAATTACAGTCGGGCTGGATAAGGTTAAGGCAGCCTGTGAGTCTGCAAAGCAGAATCCGGGCGAGGAGAACAGTTTCCGGCAGCTGAGACTGAACCAGTGGGTGAAGCAGGCAGTACGATGGATGCCGATGGAAAAGTGGGATAAATGTTCGTTTATGGTGAATGAGGAAGAACTGGAAGGACGTGTCTGTTATGGCGGTCTGGATCTTTCTTCCACTACGGATATTACAGCATTTGTACTGGTGTTTCCGCCGCAGGACGAGGATGATAAGTTTCAGGTTCTGCCGTATTTCTGGATTCCGGAAGAAACACTGGATTTAAGGGTAAGGCGTGACCATGTGCCCTATGATGTCTGGGAGAGGCAGGGCTTTTTGCAGACGACTGAGGGAAATGTGGTGCATTACGGATATATTGAGAAGTTCATTGAAAGACTGGGTGAAAGGTTCAATATCCGGGAGATTGCTTTTGACCGCTGGGGTGCCGTGCAGATGGTACAGAATCTGGAAGGCATGGGATTCACGGTGGTTCCGTTCGGACAGGGATTCAAGGATATGAGCCCGCCGACTAAGGAACTGATGAAGCTGACGCTGGAACAGAAGCTGGCACATGGCGGGCATCCGGTTCTGCGGTGGATGATGGATAATATTTTTATCCGGACGGATCCGGCAGGGAATATTAAAGCTGATAAGGAAAAGTCCACGGAGAAGATTGACGGTGCCATTGCGACGATCATGGGACTGGACAGGGCAATCCGGTGCGGAAATGATACTAGCGAGTCTGTTTATGATACAAGGGGATTGCTGGTGTTCTGAGAATGAAGATATGTGCAGGAGCTTTCAGAAGAAAAGGCTGTGCGGCAAAGAGTTCAGTTTGTTTGAAATGGGTGAATGTGGTGATTGGTGTATTGGTATTTGCAGGTATTGGATTTTTGATTCTGTTCGGAGTGTGTCTGTGTTTATTGAGGGCAGGATCTGAAGCAGATGACAGGATGCGGGAATTGTTCCCAGAAAGGGAAGAATGAAAATGAAGTTGTTTGGGAAGCTGTTTCGGGGAAGGGATGCTCCTTCTAACAGCACAGCTGGAAGTGGATATGGATTTTTTATGGGGAGCACGGCTTCCGGGAAGAGAGTGAACGCACGGAGTGCCATGCAGATGACAGCGGTGTATTCCTGTGTGAGGATTCTTTCGGAGGCAGTGGCGAGTCTGCCGCTGCAGTTTTACAGGTATAACGATAACGGGGGTAAGGAGAAGGCGGTGGATCATCCGCTTTATTTTCTGCTGCATGATGAGCCGAATCCGGAGATGACTTCCTTTGTGTTCCGGGAGACTCTGATGACGCATCTGCTTTTGTGGGGGAATGCGTACAGTCAGATTATCAGGAACGGGAAGGGTGAGGTTGTGGCTCTTTATCCGCTGATGCCCGACCGGATGACGGTGGACAGGGATGAGCATGGCAGGCTTTATTATGAGTACCTGGTTTATGACGGGGATGATGTGGACGGCAGGACCGGGACGGATCCGAAAGCAAATGGGAAGATTGTGCGCCTGCATCCGGCGGATGTGCTGCATATTCCGGGGCTTGGGTTTGATGGGCTGGTTGGATATTCACCTATTGCCATGGCGAAGAATGCAATCGGGCTTGCCATTGCTGCGGAGGAGTATGGAAGCAAATTCTATGCCAACGGTGCCGCTCCGTCAGGAGTGCTGGAGCATCCGGGGACTTTGAAGGATCCGGGCAGGGTGCGGGAGAGCTGGCAGTCCACTTTCGGGGGAAGCAGCAATGCCAATAAGGTTGCTGTCCTGGAAGAGGGAATGAAGTATACGCCGATTTCCATTGCACCGAATGAGGCACAGTTTCTGGAAACAAGGAAGTTTCAGATTGATGAGATTGCCAGGATTTTCAGGGTGCCGCCTCATATGGTCGGGGATCTGGACAAGTCCAGCTTCAGCAACATTGAGCAGCAGTCCCTGGAGTTTGTGAAGTATACACTGGATCCCTGGGTGAGCCGGTGGGAACAGGCAATGGTCAGGGCGTTGCTGTCCGCGGAGGAAAAGAAGAAGTATTTCTTTAAGTTCAATGTGGATGGTCTGCTCAGGGGAGATTACCAGTCAAGGATGAGCGGTTACGCTACAGCAAGGCAGAACGGATGGATGAGTGCCAATGATATCCGGGAACTGGAAAATATGGATAGGATTCCGGAGGAACTTGGAGGTGATCTGTATCTGATCAATGGAAATATGACGAAATTGCAAGATGCCGGTATCTTTGCCGGATCTGGAAAGGGGAAGGATACTGGTGAAGAAGTTTTGGAACTGGAAAAAGAAAGTGGTAAATCTGGAAAGCGGACAGGAAGCGGAGGAGCGGATCCTGTTCATGAATGGGGTTATCGCTGAGGAGAGCTGGTTTGATGATGATGTCACGCCGGCTCTTTTTAAGGATGAGCTGAATGCGGGAACCGGGGATGTTACCCTGTGGATCAACAGTCCGGGAGGTGACTGCGTTGCGGCGGCACAGATTTTTAATATGCTGTCGGAGTATCCGGGGAAGGTCACAGTGAAGATTGACGGGCTTGCGGCATCGGCGGCTTCTGTCATTGCAATGGCAGGAGATGAGGTGTGGATGAGTCCGGTGAGCATGATGATGATCCATAATCCGGCCACGGTTGCATGGGGCGACCATGCAGAGATGAAGAAGGCTATGGAACTTCTGGATGCTGTGAAGGAATCCATCATCAATGCTTATGTACGAAAAACGGGACAGAGCAGGGCGAAACTGTCACATCTGATGGATGCGGAAACATGGATGGATGCGAATAAGGCTGTGGAGCTTGGTTTTGCGGATGACATCCTGTTCCAGAAAGAGGAACAGGGCAGTGAAGGCGAAAATGGAGATCCAGGTGCCGACCGTACTGAAAATGGGATGTCTGATTCCGTAATGTTTTCCAGACGGGCAGTGAATAATGCACTGATGAATAAGCTGGAGAGGCATTATGGAAAGACTGGAAAATCCGTGAAAGATCAGGCTGGAATCGGCTTGAATGGAAATGGTGCTGAGGGGAATGATCCCTGTAATGGATGTTTCGGGGCGGCGGAGAATGCCTGCCAGAAGTGTGAAAAGAAGAAAGTGAATACGAATGTTACAGGGCGTTCTGCGGATGATTTGCGTGAACGCTTAAATTTTATCAAAAAATATATCTGAGGAGGATACGGATTATGACGATTCAGGAATTAATGGAGAAGAGAGCTAAGGTATGGGAAGCGGCAAAGAATTTTGTGGATACCCATGAGAATGAAAATGGTGTTCTGTCTGCGGAGGACAGTGCAACTTATGAGAGAATGGAATCGGAGATTGAGGATTTGACAAAGGCGATTGACCGCCACCGCAAGGCAGAGGAAATGGAAAAGAACCTGAACCAGCCGGTAAACCAGCCGCTGACCGGGAAGCCTTATGCAGGTGGCCGGGGTGAGCCAAAGACAGGACGTGCTTCTGATGAATACCGCAGGGCAATGCTGAATGCACTGAGAAGCAACTTCCGCCAGGTTTCCAATACCCTTCAGGAGGGCGTGGATGCCGACGGCGGTTATCTGGTTCCGGAAGAGTATGACAGAAGACTGGTTGACGTTCTGAATGAAGAGAATATCATGCGCCGTCTTGCTACAAGGATCGTGACTTCCGGGGAGCACAAGATCAATATTGCGGCTACCAAGCCGGCAGCAAGCTGGATCGAGGAAGGCGGGGCGCTGACTTTCGGGGATGCGACCTTTGACCAGAAGATTCTGGATGCACATAAGCTTCATGTGGCAATCAAGGTAACTGAGGAACTGCTTTATGACAATGCCTTTAATCTGGAAAATTACATCATTGTCCAGTTTGGAAAGGCACTTGCTAATGCGGAAGAGGATGCCTTCCTGAACGGAAACGGAACAGGGAAGCCGACCGGTATTTTTGACGGAACAGGCGGCGGACATCTGCTGAATACACTGGCGGCGGCTTTGAAATCAGATGACATGCTGGATCTGGTGTATGGTCTGAAGCGTCCGTACCGTAAAAATGCGTCCTTTATCATGAATGATGCAACACTGCCTTCCCTTAGAAAGCTGAAGGACAATAATGGTGCTTATATCTGGCAGCCGGCTTACCAGGCAGGGGAACCGGACAGGATCCTGGGATACAAGGTGGAGACTTCTGCCTATGCACCGAAGGACGGCATCGCTTTTGGGGATTACAGCTATTACAACATTGGTGACCGCGGAAACAGATCCTTTAAGCAGCTGAATGAACTGTTTGCAGGCAACGGAATGATCGGTTTTGTTGCAAAGGAACGTGTGGACGGAAAACTGGTTCTTCCGGAAGCCGTGCAGATCATGAAACTGAAAGCTGACTAATAGAAAAACATGGGAACTGGCAGGAAAAAGCAGATCTGCCAGTTCTGCTTTTGAGGTGATGCAGTTGGTTGTGACAGTAAAGGAAATGAAGAATTACCTGCGGGTGGATTTTGACGATGATGATGTGCTGCTTTCTGATCTGATCGAACAGGGGAAGCAGATCTGCATGGACGTGGCAAGGATCACGGATGAGGATGAGTTTGAAGATCTGCAGGGGACGAAGATTGCCGTGCAGTATGCGGCTGCATATCTGTATGAACACAGGGAGGAAGCGGATCATCATCAGCTGGTGATGGACCTGCGGAGCCTGCTGTTTGGAGTGAGGAAACCGGGATTCTGAGGTGGTTGTTTTGAATATTGCATTGATGAATGAAAAGGTGATTTTTCAGAAGTGTTCTGTTGTGAAGGACGGAATTGGGAATCACAGGAATGAGTGGACAGAGGATTACTGCTGTTTTGCAACGATAGGCGGTGAGGGGCTTGCCAGTTCCAGGGAAGCGGAAACCGCAGGGACTGTGGTGGAAGATGTGGGAATGATTGTGACGGTGCGGTACTGTAAAAAGACTGCAGGCATCCGGTCTGTTACCCACAGGATTCTGTTTCGTGATCAGGTGTATGATATCGTGAGTGTGGATCATCTGAATTATAAGAAGAAGTGTCTGAAATTCACATGCAGGAAGGTCCGGAGGTGAGAGTATGGCAGGGGACAGATGTACGGTCAGCCAGATGGCAGATGTGATCATGGAAGGCCTGGCAGAGTATGCACAGCTTGCAGCTGAGGACATGAAGAAAGCTGTGAAAAAAGCCGGGGCAGAGGCGAAGAAGGATATTCAGGCTGGTGCGCCGGTGAAGACGGGAGCATATAAAAAAAGCTGGACGGCGAAGACTACGAAGGAAACTGCCAATGCAATGGAAATCGTGGTGTATTCCAGAAACAGGTACCAGCTGGCCCATCTTCTGGAGTTTGGCCATGCCCTGCGGAAGGGCGGCAGGACAAGGGCGTTTCCGCATATTGCACCTGCGGAGGAGCGGGCTGCACAGATTCTGGAACAGGAAGTTGAGAAGGCACTGCGGTAACTGCAGGAGGTGAGAATGTATGACGCTGGAGGAACTGGCAGGGATGCTGGAAAAGACAGGGATTCCTTTTGCTTATGATCACTTTGCAGAAGGGGAAAGTCCGGATCCGCCGTTTATTTGTTATCTGCTGCCGGGCAGTGATAACTTTGCAGCGGATGGCCGGGTGTATTTCCGGATCAGTGAGGTGCGGGTAGAGCTTTATACGGACCGGAAGAATCCTGAGGCGGAAGCGGAAGTGGAGACAGTGCTGGATAATGCCGGGATTTTCTATAATAAGTCGGAGGTGTGGATCCAGAGTGAGAGGCTGTATGAGGTGCTGTACAGTATGGAGCTATAACTGAATGGACGTGCGGATGGAGAGTGTCCGCATTTTGTTTTGGATGGAGGTATGAGATGTCTGAGAAGAATAACAAGGTTAAATATAATCTGAAAAATGCGCATTATGCCCTGCTGACCATCGGGGAGGACGGAGCAGTGACTTATGGCATGCCTGTGGCTCTGCCGGGTTCTGTTTCGCTGTCTCTGGATGCCAATGGCGAACCGGAGAATTTTTATGCGGATGGGATTGCCTATTATGTGATCAATAATAATATGGGTTATGACGGGGATTTGGAACTGGCATTGATCCCAGAGAGTTTCCGGACGGATGTGCTGAAGGAGAAACTGGATTCCAAGGGGGTTCTGGTCGAGAACTCGGATGCGGAACTGGCACAGTTTGCACTGCTTTTTGAGTTTGACGGGGATGTGCGGCATATCCGCCATGTGATGTATAACTGTTCTGCTTCCCGTCCGAAGATTGAGGGTAAGACTAATGAGGACAAGAAGGAAGTGCAGACGGAAACACTGACTATTAAGGCAACACCGTTGGCAGACGGAAAGGTGAAGGCAAAGACCGGAAACACTACAGATGCTGCGGTTTATGCAGGATGGTATAAAGCTGTATACCTGCCGGCTGCGGAGACGGAATCCCAGGCTGCAGATGACAGTGGGAAGCAGGTGTCTGATGAGGGGAAAACCGGGAAGGATTTGAGCTGAGGAGGATTCTGATATGAGCATGATGAAGAAGATTGATATTGACGGAAAGGCAGTTGCTTTTAAGGCATCTGCCGCCATTCCGCGTATTTACAGGATTAAATTTCAGAGGGATATTTATAAGGATCTGTCTGCTTTGGAGAAGGCAATAGGGAAGGACAGCGGGAACAGTGAGGATGTGAGCAGTCTGGATCTGTTTTCCCTTGAGATGTTTGAGAATATTGCGTATGTGATGGCGAAACATGCAGATCCGACTATTCCGGATAATCCGGAGGAATGGCTGGATGAGTTCAATACGTTCAGTATTTACCAGGTTCTGCCGAAGCTGATCGAGCTGTGGGGGATGAACATCAGGACGGATGTGGAGGCTAAAAAAAAATTCATGCAACAGACCGTGAAATGACAACTCCCCTGTTTCTTCTTCGGTGTGTGCAGCTGGGGATTTCCATCCGGGATCTGGATCTGCTGACTATCGGGATGGTAAATGATATGTTTGTGGAGAGCAGGAACGATGAGTATAAGGGATGGAGACAGGTTGCCACACAGGAGGATTTTGACAGGTTCTGATCCGATGAAATGTGATGACAGGATAAGCGAAAAAAGGTATAATGATTTCATGAAATCAGAAGCTGGAGGA